ACTTTATCTTTCATCTTTTCAGCATTAGCTGTAAGCAATCCTAAATCACGTCTTGTATCTTTATTATACAACGGATTAGCAATCGCTGTTACATCAAAACCACGTCTTCTTAACTCATAAGCTAACACACATCGTTGACAATTAGTATCATAGCCCGCACCTTTTTCTGCCGCCTTCTTCAATTGACGCCTTAACTTTTCTAATTCGTCAATTTGCTTGTTGTATTGATCAATAAGTTTCTGTGCTTCTTCAATTTTTCGTTGTGCAACTAACTTATCAACTTCCATCTTGACCCTTAATTTCTCAACAGACAATTTTTTATGGTAATTTTGGTAAGCCTTATATTCCAGTAACTTGCGTTCGTTAATATAATTAGGATTTGCGTTGTGCTTATCAGCCTGTTCAATGGTCATAGGCTTAGTAAATGTATCTTTTATCCAAGAGCTAAGCTTTTGCCCTGTATAACCTAACTTACTGCTATTTTTAATATCTTTCTTTTGGTTTTTAGCTTTGATTTTCTCGGCTTCTAAGTAGTCCTCAACCGGTCTGCCGTCTGAATAGCGAACTCTACCGTACTGGTCAAGATAAGAACCCTTATCACGACTCTTAGCCCACTGTAACTGCCACGCCTCGTATTCAGTAAACGCTGAACGTAAGCACCTGCAGTTAGGGTGTGTATCCTCAACCGGCTTAGGGCTATCATCAATAGGATATACACCTTTGCCATATCCTACGTCGGTATCATGGATAGCCGAACAAGCTGCACACGGCTTTTTTTCAACCTGCCAAAATGCAAGCTTCACGTCTGCCTTTTTAAAAACATCTTCTTGAGCTTTGTCCATAACCCTAGTCATTTCAGTTCTAACTATCCGCTTAGTGTTACTGTAGGTAGAATTAGTAAGCTTACGCAACTGACTAATCATCTTGTCAAGACCATAGCCACCAAGTGAGCCTTGACTAACCACTTTGTCAATGCTGGACTTGATAACATCTTGGTTCTTCCAAATGCGCTGACTGAAAGTAGCATTTCCATACATGTAACTAATAGCTTCTTGAATATTTAAATCAATATCTTCCGAAGTCATATTCTGACCTAACAAACCTGCTTGCTCTTTAACACGATTAACGTAAGTATCGCTAAGGGTCTTGCGTAAGTCTGCGTCAAGCTCTGCGTTAACCTCTAATAGATAGGTCGCTAGCCGCGATTTAAGAAGCTCTAAGCGATTAATACGCATTGTTGCATTGTATATCTTCATTCTCAAATTGATTTCGTCTGAATAGCCTTTAAATGCCTTAGGATTGCCACCCTTGCGTGCTTCTTGAGCTTCCTTAACTACCCTCTTAGCTAACTGTGAATACTCTTTCATGTCAAGATTAGATACAGTCTGCTTTGCTAGGTCCTTACTCATACCCGTTGCATTAGTTAAGCTTGTATACTCTCTAGCTATTTCACTTTGAAAATGTGATAGTAAAGCATTAAATCGGTCTTGATAATACTTGTCGAACCTGTCGTCGGTTTCAAATAGCCACTTATCAAAGCTCTTTTCGCCTTGCATACGCTGTTGCCAGTAAACTTTAGTCATTGTCTACTTCCTCGTTGCTAAAAGGTGATTTAATAGACTTCTGGTTAGCTTCTGGTTGCTCTTGATTAGTATCATCTAGTTTCTCATAATCGGTACCAGTTACTTCAAGACTCTTTTTGATCTGTTGGTCTTGTTCTTCTTCCATACGTTCCATCTCTGCCTTAGGGTCGTCAACGATAGATAATGCACCAAGCTGTGTTTCCTTGGACACGATACCATTTAAACTGTTAGCTGTGCTTGCTTCATCAGCTAGGTTAGCTGGTAAGTTACGTGTAAACTTGAACTTCAAATCTTCCCATGCGTCTGAAACATTGATAACCGAGTCAATGCTGAATACAACCTTGTACAAAGCACGTAAGGCTTGCGTAAACTTCCGTTCTTTGTTGCTTGCCTTGTTTTCCATCGCTAGTAGCTTGTATCTAATCGCAACACCAGAAGCATTGCCTGCAAAATTACTGTCTGATAGGTTCGGAATGCCGGTTGTTTGATAAATCTTGTCATTTAAATGCTGTAGTTGGTTCTCTTGAACGTTATCGCCATCAGGGCGTTCTAAGAAGCCTATTTTAATATCAGCAGCATTAGCTGTAGGCACATTGATTAAGCGATGTGTCCGCATATACGAAAGTTCTTCTTCGTTTAAATCTATGCCACCGCCTAAAACATACATGTATTCGTTAGCAAAATATTCAATTGTGTCTTGTTTCTGACTCAAAGTATCGTCTAATGCGTCAATCATGCTAATACAATCAGTGTACAAGCCCTGACGCTCTTCATTTTCGAAGAACTCCACGGCTGGAACCATGCCATAGACTGACTTTAAACCTGAATCTAGTAGCTTGCCTTCACTGTATGTTTGAGTTGCATTGCCGTAATAGATATCAGCTTGTAGCAGGTTCTCCGAGTTCTTGTAGTACCGCACAAATGCTAATGGTTCGTGTTCGATAGTATCATCATAAACGATAAAGCATTGAGTCGGTGGTACTACTGCAACTCTAGTGTCTGCTGACTCATTTTGATAAATGAAGGCGTAGCTTCTGCCGTAAATATCTACTTGCTTGCTAATTTCTGACAGCTTATCAAAAAAAGAATTGCTTCTATTCCAGTTCTGCAAGTTGTTATTTAAGCTGTCTTCGTCAAGCGTAATCTTCGGACTAATTCCAGTAAAGAACCCGTTGTAAGTATCCACAAGATACTTTGGAATGTTATCCACAATTTTGTTTAACTCAATCCCCGTTGCGTTTGTCTTTTTCAAGATATCGTGCTTGCCTAGGTAATATTGCATGTTTCGGTCATAAATCTTAGCCGTAAAGCCTCTGTTCTTGTCAATAAAAGCATTTACTTCTGTTTCGTCCATCAGCTCGTCCTTAGGATAAACAAACATACCGTTTGATAAAACTTGACCTTTTGTTCCTAATGTTTCCATTGAACCCTCCTAACTAAAACAATGTATTCCGTTGTAAGTTAATCTTTGCTTTGTTGTGCTGGTTATAGATTGCGTATCTCATTGCGTCCATGCTGTCGTCATTCTCTTTGACTGGCTCACCCGTCTTCTCATTCCATATGTACTGATAAACTTCGTTAAGCCAATTATCGGCTGAATTTTTCACGACAAAAAAGTGCTTGGCTTTCATTAGGCTGCCAACCGCTTCTATACCAGAATTTATTGCCTTATTCGCATTGTAAGCACGGATACCGTGAGTCAAGAACTCGTTAAGGTTATCAGGTCTAGCCGAGTCGCACCAAAAAGGTATCGTACTACCATACTTTTGCTGCACATCGTGAGCTAAGTCGACCCAGTAATCTATAAATCGGTGTTTGTGTGCATGTTCCTCGATTAGATACGTATTGCCTTGACTGTCATCAGCAAACACAATCAAAGTTCCCGTATGCTCGTATCCCCAGTCAACGCCTACATAGTATGTTAAATCAGTAGGTAGCTTGTCCCTGTCGATTGTCATAGTCGACTGGTCGAAGTCACGGTATACTACACCTTCCCCAGTACACCAAAGCCCTTTAATAGCCCGGTCATAAAACATCCCTTTAGGAGTTGACGCTTTTAATGACACCACATAATCTTTTGGCAGAGTAGGGTTATCATCAATCGTAAACATAAAATACTTTATTCCTGCATTAGAATCTACGTTATCAATGTACTCAGTCTTTAGCCAATGCGTGGGAATATCCGGGTTTGTATCGCAAATTATTCTCGCACCTTCTTTAGAACAACGTTGCTTTATTTCTTGAAAGACAGCATGTGTAGATAAACTCGCCTCATTGATATAAGCACCATAAGACGTCATACCACGAATACCACCTATACCTCGTAAGGATCCTGTGTATGCAGGAACAATATCTACACCGAACAAGTGATAGTGACCATGTCTATCAGCTGTTAGCATTATTCCGAATTGACTACCAATAGAATTAATTATGTTATTAAAGATAGAGTTAGAACTAAAACCAGCAATGATATATTGAGGATGTTCGTCATTATTCTCCATTGCCAGCTTTGCAATACGCCTTAACTCTAGCAAAAATAGATAATTATTGATGTATGTTTTACCCGATCGAACTGCACCCGCATTAATTAATATCTTCCAATCATCAGCCAAGTAGCTATGCAATACTTTAATTTGTTTCTTTGTCAGTAAATCTTGTAGTGCCACTGCTATCACCTTGTACTATCTTATTTAATAACTCTTCCAATTTGGCATTGCTTTCATCTCCAAGCCTTTCAGCAATAATTGCTTTAGCCTCTTTAATACGAGCTTCGGCTTTAGTCTTTTGAATATTAGCGAGTACGAGTTCACGCTCCTCTTTAGATAGCTGGCTGTCGTTGTACTTGTCACGCCAGTTATTTTTAAGAAAGAAAATCATAGCGGTGACATTACCTTCTAAAGCCTTTTTTAACAACGCATTCTCTACAATATAGTTGATCTCTGAGCGTCCTCTTTTTAGAGCCTGCCTTATCTGCGAATAGTTTCTTTTCCACTTATCGAGAGTAAAAACACTAACTCCCATATTTTGTGCGATTTGTACATCAGTAAGACCCGCTCTTTTCCATCCTTGCAGAAGTACAAGCTTATCTTTGTCTAGCCACTCTTTATACAACGCTCTACCCATTACAAGTAACATCACCACCTTCAATATAAAATAAAAAGCCAATGAAACAATGTTCATTAGCTTGTAAATCTTTAGTTAGTATTCTGCATACTTCTAAGGGCTTCTGTAGTAACCTTAGAAACATTAATCTTATTGTCTTTAGCCCAATTATTTAAGCCTTCAGGTAATGTAATATTGCGTCTAACAGTTTTTTCATGCTGTGCTTCCCATTTTAGCATATTAACAGTAACATAGACCACAAAATCATTTGGTCCTAATGTCCATTCTTTAAGGTCTTGCACTTCGGGATACTTAGTTCCACTAATCATAGTTGCAATAGCATCTTCCGCATGAATAACCAACTCTTGTAAAGTTTGACCATCAGTAACCATTCCGGGGATATTTGGTGAAATGGCGCCATAATAATGACCTGCTTCATCATGGCATTCAGTTACAATAATTGGATATATTAACAAATTATTACTCATATATTTTAGAATATGCCAGAAAAACGAGCGTTAGCTCGTTGCTCTGGTCCTAAAGTTTAATTTTGGCTTGTTCAAGAATTTTCCTTTGAGTATATGGCGTTAATTCTTTGCCGTGCATAGGGACTTCTGTCATTCGTCCATCAGGGTGTCTAAACCTTCTATGTCCTCCACCTTTTGGAACCTCTTTAAAGCCAGCCTTTAGAAGCAATCGAACCATTTTCGAAGGTTTGATTGGCATATTCTTACCTCCTTTCTTAACTTTGTACTTATATTATACACACTATAATACACATAATCAACAAGAAAAGAGATATTTTTTATAAAAAAAGCGTATCTTTTTAGTATACACTAGTTAAGAAAATTATTTGTTTTTTTCTATTAAAATTTCCCTTGCGGGATAAGAGCAGCAACATTTATTGTTAAGGGTTTATCCATTCAATCCCTCCTACTCCTTGATTTTATGCAAAATAAAACCACCTTCCTTAAGGGTGGGTGGTTACAATACAGCTTTTTTTGAAAGGAACTGCTAACCTCATCATTTAACACGTGATCCGCTGGTTTTACCAGCAATAGAGCACCAAAGGAATCGAACCTTTGCAACTAACTTTTTTAATGACATACAGAAGATAAAATACACAGTAAATAGTTAATACAAATTCTAATTTTCATTTTGTAAAGACCTTAGTTGTTCCTAAATGCTCATAATCCTGACCCGACGTATCAAAGTCAGGATGCACTAAGCTCGGTACGCTCGCCCAATAATAAATGGGGTCATGGCATATCTAGGCAGGCAATGACTACCAGTCCTGCCTTAAGACTAATGGTGGAGTCAAACCACCTTGTAATATTTCGAATTAGTCTAACTTTCATTGAAAAATGTTCTATTTTTCTTAAGGATGAATATGTCTGTCGATTGCTTTTCGACAATACTAGTATTACATAAAAACAATGCAACAAACTCGCAAGCTTTACGCAATAATCACGTAAGAATTACGTAAAATTTAACGTTTTTCAACGATTAAGTAAGGTATTTCACTCGCACAATTATAAAATCGTTTCCAATACTCTAGCCTGTCAGCAAACTCACAAAGTGCACTACTTTTCTTATTGCTGATTGACTTCTCAGATAAGTGTGTCTCAATAGACAACTGAGAAATAGTTTTACCTTCGATGTATGTGCCCAGTAGTATCTTTCGATACGGCTTTAGCATCGTGTCGGTACAATTATCCATGCTTCGAAAAATAGCACTGACAACTCTTTTAGCGGGGTCTGTAACATCAATTTCATTTTGCAACTCGGCTATAGTTCTTTTTTCCACTCCATTTTGATATGTAGATCCAGGAGCAAAAGAAAGCTGTGGGCTTTTCAGCTGATTTCTGTGCATTCCGCACAAATTTAAGTAATGCTGGAAATTGCGATTTAAGAATTTTTTCGCCGTTCTGGCAGTCTCATAATAATCTGGAATTAGTCCTAAGTCACACATCAGCTTTCCTACCCCCTACCTTTTAGCGTTTTCTTGACTTTAGCTCTTTCTCAACCAATGGCTTAAGCTCTTGAATTTCTTTTAATTTATTGATTCTAAAAATATCAGTACCAAAAATCGAATCTTCCATTTCAGCATCGCATGTAATTAAGGCATGCTCTAATTCTCGGGTACTTTTCAATTTGTAATTGTTTTTATTAATTTCAACTCCGTATGATCGCACTATTCATCCCCCTCCCATGTTATTTCTATTTCTGTCCTAGGTGTCACTGAATAAAATTTGTGTACTTCAAGATCAGTTACCAGCTTGTCATCTTCGTATATACCGGGTAGAATCATAACTCTGTGTCTAGTAGCTTTATTGACCCTAAATTTAGGATTTAAAGCATCTAATACTGACTTCGCCACATTATCTATGTCTGGCTTTTTAGTTGGTTTTTCAAGTCCTGATAAGCAATTAGCTTTACGCTTTTTACTGTAGTACTTAGGTACTGAAAAGTAGGCACTGATTTTTAAACTGCACTGTTCTGTAATCGGAGCTAAGTTGTAGAGACTAGCATAATGTCTGATTCTGTTCTCGTACTCTAGCGTCTTTTTTGGTGTATACGTTACAAAGCGTGTTACTCTAGGTCTAGCCTTACCTACTGGTTCACCTGGTACTACTAAATAAAAAGTTTTCATACTCCTACTACCTCCGATTCACTAAATGTTTCCCCTTTTTTGCATCGGATGCAGTCTTTTTGAGACGTGGTGAACAATGAACCTATCGGCATATGTTGCCAGCCAAAGTTACCTTGCCACAGCTTATAACCTCGTTTTTTCAATATCTCAACGTCATTTTCCGCTAGTATTTTAGTTAGCTTACAAGGTGCTATATGCATTTCTCTGGCTAAGCTCTTAAGCTCGCTAGAGTAAAAATTAGGTCGTATGTTATTTATATCTACCAGGCAAAAATGGAAAAGAAAATTAACCTTTAAATTTCTTTTGTGAGCTACTTCTAAAACAACACTTTGTGTAGTATGAGCACCTCGTGCTGTGGCAGCAAGCCCCTTTCCTTTCGCCAGCAATTTAATTATCTTTTTTTCTATGCTGTTTGCATTTTTGAGTTCTGCTCTGTAAGTATAGTGCTTGGTAACATCATGCTTAACATCTATACTCTTACATACTCTAATTCTGCTTTGCCACATTTCAAGCTTTTCTCTGGCAAGTTCCATCATTTTGTAGTCTATATCATCTTCATTCCACGGATCTTGCCCATACTTTTCTATTAGCTTTTCAATATACTCAAGCATAATACCACGAAAAGTACGAATTTTTGACTTAATTATTAAAGTTTTGTTTTCTTCACTTTCTTCGATAAGCCCTATTTTTTCATTTTTTAACATTTTTCTTCATCCAATCTTTACCGTAATTTTTAATGTAGCTATCCATCATTTCTTCCGTGGTCTTATACCTCTTTACTTTTAAAGCTGGTCGGCTTAACTGAATAGACTCATTTTCTGGCTCTTCTGCTTGAAGATCAACTTGGAGAAAGAAGTTAGTGCCGTCAATATATAGCAAACTAGCCAAGCAGTCGCACTCCAATTTTTCCAGCATTTGCTGAGTTGTCCGAAAAATCTCAGTGTGTAAGTCAGTCTCACTAGCTTTGACTGTTTTGATAAAGATAGCTCGCCCAGTTTTTGTATCGTACATATACGCTTTTGCTTCTCCAGCATTTTCACCTTCAATTGCACCCACGGCAATCTCACGACCGAATACTTTATATAACCTAGCTGGTAGCAGTAGCCACTCGTTATTCACCAGTGCAGATACAATTGCTACTAGGTTCTCATCTTCTGCAATGATGACCTCTGTACATGGTACTTTGAAAGTCTCTTTTGGCTTGCACATTTTTAATCTTGGTAAGTAAATATGTTTTTTGCTCATTTCCATGATATCCTCCTAATTTGCGTTATAAGCCCTTTTAAATTGTTTTTTTATTTTTCATCGTGTATTTTATACTAGTTTTATATTTAATCTTGCTATGCGTCGTTATATTGCCAAATAAAGCTATTAACACCAATTAGGTGTTTTCACTCTTGCCGAATGAATTAAAAATCTTGTCTAGCTCTTCTGCACTTAGTTTTGGCTCATCATTGTCTGAAGACACGTTATTATCTGTATCAGCTCTATTAGAGTACTCGTGCCAGTCAGTAGCAGATTGATCTAACCTTTTTGGCTTTTGATTTAGATAAGATTCAAACTTGCTACCGAATAGTGTCGCTGGTCGTAAGTATTCACACATCTTTGGATCTTTTAACCAGTCATCGCATTTATTGTCTATAACCTTTTTAAAGTCTTTAGTAGTCATACCCTCGTTAAATCTGGCTTTTATCAGTCTTTGTGTAGCTTTGTTAGTAGCTCTATAATTTGTACCTGCCTTAGCATTAAGATACTTGATTACTCGGTCATACGGTATATTTTCTGTATTGGAAGTAGTCTCTGATTTTTGTGAATCTGATGTCTTTTGAGTAGACTCTGTGTTTTCTTTTTCTTCTGGTTCAGGTGTAGGGTCGGGTTCTTTACCCGACAATATATTATTATTACTTGTATTATTATTACTTGTATTATTTGGGTGAAGATTTCTTCCCCACCCTAGCGAAGATTTCTTCACCACCCCCGTGAAGTTTTCTTCATCTGGTGAAGATTTCTTCACCACCCCCCTCGAGGTAGTTTTGCTTTCTTTAATACCGCTAGACAGATATATTTTTCTTCCAATGATTTGACCATCTTTGCTCACTAAAGTTGTTGTTATATAGCCATACTGAACAAGATTTGATATCCAGTCTTGGATTGACCTCTCAGTAACTTGATATAGTTCAGCAAAATATCTATTACTTGCTGTACAGTAGCCATATTTATTGGATAAGGCTGTTATCTC